CCGATCTCATTCAAAAAATATGCAGGATAAATTACATAACCCCACCAAAGAAAGGAAGTAAATACAATGGCAAAGAAAAAAATACTAGCTTATGAAGACTTGAAAACATTAAAGAAAACATTCGAAAAAATGGACAATGATAAGAGTAAATTAGCTTTGTCGTTGTTAGACGAGGCTTACTTTTGTGGAGATACTCTTAAAAAATTAAAAGCAAAAATAGAAAAAGATGGTGTTGTAACTAAAATGTGTCAAGGAAATTATGACATTGATAGAGAAAATCCCGCATTAAAGAGTTATAACACTACTATTAAAAATTATCAAACATTAATAAAGCAAATAACAGAGTTATTACCAAACCAAAATGAAAATATAGGAGATAATTTTGACGAAGACAATTTAGGTGATGATGAATGACCTATATTGAAGAGTATCACAAATTTTTAGTCAAAAATCCAGATAAAGCATGTCATAAAGTGCTAGTTACATATAAGAAACTTGTTGATGATATAAAAAAACCAAAACAGGTTACTTTTTTTAATGAAATAACAGAAGAAAACGAAACTCATACTTATGTATTTGATAAAAAAAAGGGGAACAAACCGATTAATTTCATAGAAAAATATTGCAGACACTCAAAAGGCAGATGGGCAGGACAATCTGTTAAACTAGAATTGTTTCAAAAAGCATTCATTCAAGCATTATTTGGGTTTGTAGATAAAGATACAGGAATACGTAAATATAAAAAAGGTGCATTATTCATAGGAAGAAAAAATGGCAAGTCTACGATGGATTCTGGTCTTGCTAATTTTATGCTAACTAAGGATGGAGAAGGTGGAGCAGAAGTTTATTCTGTAGCTACTAAAAGAGATCAAGCAAAAGTTGTTTGGGACGAAGCTAAAAGAATGATAAAAAAATCTCCAGAATTAAATAAAAGGATTAGATGTTTAGTAGGTGGAATTTTCTATGACAAAACAGATTCATTTATGAAAGCCTTAGCAAGTGATTCAAATTCACTAGATGGATTAAATGCACATTTTGTAATTTGCGATGAAGTTCATGCTTGGAAAGATAAAAATTTACTTGACGTAATGTATGACTCAATGAGTGCTAGAGAACAGCCTATGCTTTTAGAAACATCTACTATGGGAACTATTCGTGAGAGTGTATTTGATAATGAATATGAATATTTTTCTGAAATAATTGCAGGATATGAAGGCAAAAGCAATGTGGTAGATGAAACAGTATTGCCAGTAATCTATGAACTAGACAGACCAGAAGAATGGCAAGACGAAAAGAAATGGTATAAAGCTAATCCACGGACTAGGAACTATAAAGAATATTAAAGATTTACGAGACAAAGTAAATAGAGCTAAGAATAATCCAACTGAATTAGTAAATTTACTTTGCAAGGATTTTAATATTAGACAAAATGAACAAGATAGATGGGTAAGTTTTGATATAGCAAACAATGAAGAAACTTTTGAAATGGAAGAAATATATGACACATATGCAATCGGAGGAGTAGATTTATCAAGCACAACGGATTTAACTTGTGCAACGTTGCTAATAATGAAACATAATAAAAAATATGTAATACAACAATATTTTATCCCTAGTGAAAGACTAGAATTTAAAATAAAAGACGATAAAATTCCTTATGATAAGTGGGAAAAGAGAGGTTTGGTAACTATATGTGAAGGAGCAAAGGTAAATTATAGTGATGTGACACAGTGGTTTTTAAGGATGAACGAAGAATACAAAATATCAACTTTGTGGGTAGGCTATGACCCTTGGAACACGCAATATTGGGTTGAAGAAATGAAAGAATATGGCTTTGAAATGTATGAAGTAAGGCAAGGAGCAAAAACAATGAGCAATCCAATGAAACAGTTAGAAGCTGATTTGATAGAAAAGAATGTAAATTATAATAATAATCCAATTCTTAAATGGTGCTTATGTAATACAGCAGTAAAAAGAGACGAAAACGACAACATAAGACCTGTTAAAGGACAAAAACAAAGAGCGAGAATAGATGGTGCAGTAAGCTTAATTATAGCTTACTGCGTTTTATTTGAAAAACTAAATGATTATTTAGCATTGCAGGAGGAGTGAAATGAAAAAAGAAAGACGAAGTTTATTCAACTTAATATTTGGCAAAAAAAGTGACAATCAGCAGAATATAACTCAAACACAATTTCAGTTGTTAAGTGGTTGGGATACGCAGTTTAGCACATTGCCAGAAGGAACCTACAACAGTAAAGTTGCAAGACAAGTGATAGATAGAATAGCTACACATTGTGCTAAATTAGTACCAAAACACATACAAGGGAACATTACAAACAACATTAAGGGTAATATTAACTTTTTACTAAGTAATCAGCCGAATCCACTTATGAACACGTTTGACTTTATTTATAGAATAATCTCACTGTTGTATACAGATTGCAATGCTTTTGTTTATATTGCAAAAGATAGAACAGGCTTTATAACAGGATTTTATCCAGTTCTTGCAACAACCTATGAGATATTACAAGGGGCAGATGGAACAATGTATTTGCAGTTTGATTTTGTGAATGGACAAATTTATACAATACCTTATTTAGAATTAATTCATTTAAGACTGTTTTATAATAGAAATGATGTCTTTGGAATGAGCAATAGAGTGTTACAGACAGACTTGAACACTGCAGACACGGTTTCACAAGGAATTGATAAAGCAATAAAAACCACAAGTAATTTAAAAGGAATTTTACAGTATGAAAATTCTATGCTTAAGAACAAAGACTTAGTGAAAACAAAAGATGATTTTGTAAAGGATTTCCTAAATATGGACAACGAGGGTGGAATTGCAGCCTTAGATGCAAAAGCAAAATTTCAAGAAGTAAATCTTAAACCAATAACATTAGATAATGAACAACTAAAACAAGTAAATTACAATATTTTTGATTATTTTGGAATATCTGAAAAAATTGTAGATAATAGTTTTACAGAAGAAGAATGGAATGCATTTTATGAAGGTATCATAGAAGCTCGTGCAATTCAAATGAGCTATGCTTTTACAAATAAAATATTTAAAAGGCAGTCTATAAAAGATGGACACAAGATTATATTTACAGCAAATAGATTGCAATACTCAACTTTAAGCAACAAAATCAGTTTAATAAAAGAAGCTGGAGCTCTGGGATTATTAACTAAGGATGAAGCAAGAGAAATCATAGAACTTCCACAACTTGGAGGAGAAGAGGGGGCTAAAATACTTCAAAGTTTAAATAATATAGATTCAAAAATAGCTAATAATTATCAAGGAGGAAATAATAATGAATAATAAATATTATGGATTAGCAAATTTAAGAGCTTTAGAAAATGAAAATAAAGAGATGATACTAGAAGGATATGCTTTAAAATTTAATCAGCCTACACAACCTAAATTTAAAGAATTATATGGTTATACTGAAATTGTAGGAGAAAGAGCTTTGGATGACACTGATTTATCAGACGTGCCATTGAAGTATAATCATTCAGATGAAAAAGTAATTCTTGCTAGAACAAGGGGTGGAACATTGAATCTAATAAAAGATTCTATTGGACTTAGAATTAGAGCAATTTTAAATAATAAAATCCCAGATCATGTTTCTGTATACGAAGCTGTAAAGAGCGGATTAATAGATAAAATGAGTTTTGGATTTTATCCAGACGAAGAAAAAAATTCGTATGACGGGGAGAATAGAACTGTTACAATTAATAAAATCCTAGCGCTAACAGATGTAAGTGTTGTTGATGTTCCTGCATATGACAATACTGAAGTTTATGCAAGAAATTTAGAACAAATAAACAATTTAGATATAAAGCAAAAAGAATTAGAATTAAGAAAAAGAAAATTAAAAATATTATTAAGTTTATAATTCCGAAGAAAAGATACTGGATAGTAAATTTTTCGAACTGGATAGTGAGATAGGAAGTTTATAAAACAGCTGGATAGCTGTATTTTTTTATGTTTAAAAGGAGGAAGTTATGACAAAACAAGAATTAGAAACAAAAAAAGAAGAACTAAGAAATCTATTAAAAGATGCTAACACAGAAGAAAAAGTGTCTGAAATAGAAGAAGAGTTAAGAAAACTGTCTGAAGAGAAAATAGAAGAAGCAGACAAAGAAAACAAGCCAACGAATGAAATAACCCGCGAAGAAGAAAGAGCATTAATTGCTGACACTCAAAATTTAGAGCAAAGAAAAGTTGAAATTACAAACATTATTTCAAAAAGGGAGGAAAGAAAGATGGAAAAGAATTTTACAAGAGCAAATGTACTTAAATCAGAAGAATATAGAAGTGCATGGGCTAAAAAATTAATGTGCAAAGATGAAAGTGAATTTACAGAAGATGAAAAAAGAGCATTAGGAGTAGCACTAACAACAACTGCTACAACTTATACAGCACCAAGTTCTAGCGTTGATGGTGTAAATAACGGTGGTTTATTTATTCCAGAAACGGTTTCTATGGAAATCTTGAGAGAAGTAGAACTTGAGTCACCATTTTTAAGAGATATTGCTAAAACATATGTAAAAGGATTAATAACATTTCCTTATAAAAAAACTGGCTCTGGAGCAGAGTGGGTTACTGAAGGAACTGACAACAAACTAGAGTCAGACGAGTGGGCAACATTAACATTCACTCAAATGGAACTATCTAAAACTATAAGAATTACATGGAAGTTAGAAGCTATGGCAGTTGAAGACTTTATCAATTATATAGTTGAAGAAGTTGCAAGAGAAATGAGAGAAAATTTAGCAGACAAACCATTTTACGGTAACGGAACAAATGAAATTTCTGGTATTACCTTATCAGGAAACAACATAGATGCTGAATATGAATCTACAACAAATGCTTTGGATGCTATCAAGGCAGCCATTGCATTACTACCAAAAAGAAAAAGAGCAGGTGCCAAAATTTATATGGCAGAAGATATTGCATTAGATATAGCATTTATGAAAGATAATAATGGTGCTTATTTGAATAATCCTGTAAACGGAGTTGCGTTAAATACAGTTGCAAGATTTCCAGTTGAGGTTGACCCATTCTTAAAAGACGGAGACTTCATTATTGGTAATGCTAGATGGTATAAAATGAACTTTAACGAAAACTTAAGTGTATCAAAAGACGTTATTGGTCGTTCAAGAGTAAACGATTACACTGGTTACTGTGTAGTAGGTGGAGCACCAGTTCCAAACTCATTTGTTTATGGACACAAAGCTACAGAACAATCAGTTTAATAAGAGAAGGAGGACTATATGGACGCGTTGCTAAAACTGGTAAAACAATGCTTAAGTATTGTAGAAACAGCTACGTTAAAAGATGAAGAAATTAAAATGTGGATACAAGCAGGAGTAGCAGACCTAAATAGACAGGGGATTTTGGCTAGCTTAGACACAAATGACACTTTAGTTCAATCTGCTATTGTTATGTTTGTAAAAGCTAATTTTGGAAATGTAGATATAAAAGAAAAAGAATTAGCACAGAGAACATATAGTCTTCTATGTGCTAATTTAGGTTTGTCAGAGGATTACAAGGTGGTGGATAATAATGCGTGATGTGAGTTGCAAGTTACTATCTACTACTTTAAAAACAGATAGTATAGGTGTGCAAAAAGAAGTACAAACAGAGATAGAAATTCCAATAATAAAAGTTGAAGAAATTTATGCAAATGAGTTTTACGAAGCAAATGAACAGGGATTTAAGCCAACATTGCGATTGCGAATTAGTGCTTTGAATTACAACAATGAGGAAGAGCTAATTTATATGGGAATAACTTATTCAATAATTCGTGTTAGTGAACCGTACGCAGATGAGGTTGTTTTAATTTGTGAAAGGAAAGTAAAAAATGTCAAAAACAATTGATGTTAATTTATTAAGCAAAGAAATAATGAATGCTCTTGAAAATTATACAGACGACATCTCAGAAGAGGTAGAAGAAGTAGCAAACAAAGTTGGAAAAGATGCGGTAAATGAATTAAAGAAAATTTCGCCTAGAGGTGCCAGAGGTGACTATGCTAAAGGTTGGGCTTTAAAAAAAGACAAAAGAGGTAGAAATCTATATACTATAAAAGTTTGGAATAAAACAGATTATCAATTGACTCATTTATTAGAGTTTGGACATGCTACTCGCAATGGTGGAAGTACAAGACCACAGCCCCATATACGACCAACAGAAGAAAAATACAAAAAAGAATTTGAAAAAGAATTAAAAAAGAAAATAGGAGGTATTAAATGACATTAGAAGAATTAAGAACTCATTGTGAGAATGCAGGATTTAAATATGCTTATGGCAAATTTGAAGAACCAACACCACCTCCGCATTTAGTTTCAAAATTCATAGATACTGACAATTTTTTTGCAGACAATAAAGTTTATTGCAAAAATAAACCTATACAGCTTGATTATACTTATATTTATAAGAACGAAGAAGAACAAAATAAAATAGAAAATGAAATTCTGGGCGATATTGCTTGGAATAAAACAGAAGAAACTTATTTGCAAGACGAAGAGGTTTGGCAAGTAAGTTATTTTTTTGAATTATAAAAAAAGAAAGGATGAAAAAAATGCCAGAAACAAACAATAAAGTTAAATTTGGATTAAGCAATGTTCACATTGCTAAAATAACAGAGGTTGATGGAGAAATTACTTATGGAACACCGTTTCCTATGCCAGGAGCGGTAAGTTTAACTCCAGAACCAGAAGGAGAGACAACACCATTTTATGCCGATAACATACAATATTATGTTGCTGTTGCTAATAACGGATATACTGGAGATTTGGAGATAGCAATGACACCACAAGAATTTTTAACGACAATCTTAGGACAAACCGTGGATACAAATGGAGCTATTTTCGAAAGTGCAGATGACGTTAATGCAAGATTTGCTTTAATGGGAGAAATAGAAGGAGATGTAAAAAAGAGAAGATTTATATACTATGACTGTACTGCAGCTAGACCATCTTCTGAAATGGGAACCATTGAAGATACTAAAGAACCACAGACCGACACAATTTCAATTACGATGACTCCAAGAAGTACTGATCATGTTATAAAAGCAGTAATAGAGCCAAACGAAACAAATGAAGATGTGTATAATACATTTTTTACAAAAGTTTATGAAAAAGATGCTACAGCACCTAGCGTTTAAGGGAGGAACTTATGAAGCAGATAAAAATCGATGGAAATACATACGATGCTGATTGTAATGCCCTAACTTATGTTTTACATAAAAGAATTTTTAATAGAGGCATTATGCAGGATATCAGAATTATACAAAACTATTTAATAACGCAAACTATAGAAGCTAATAAATTAAAAAATCAATTTCCAGAATTGAACGAGTCTGAACTTAACGATCGAATCTCTAAATTTATGAATAATTATATAGACGAATTTATAGAAGCTATAACAAGAATAGCATATACATTAATTTATACTGCAAATGACAAAGTAGCTAATTATGATGACTTTTTAAGAAATATAAAAAAATTTAAAATTGATGACGATTGGATTGTTGAGGCAACGGAACTTGCCGTAAATTGCTTTTGTTGACGAAAAAGTATTTAAAGAATTAGAAAAGATGCAAGGGGATGATGAAGAGCCATTATTCCCCGAGCATCATTTTTTATTGGCGTGTTTAAGAATGGGACTAACAATTCAAGATTTAAAATTTTTGACTTATGTAGATATTCTTAAAATTTTTCTATCTGTAGAAAGAAAAAAAGAGGAATCTAAAATAAAAAAAGCAACACAAGCAGATATTGACAGACTGTTGGGATAGGAGGAATTATGGCAGGAACGGTAAAAGGAATAATTGTAAAAATAGGAGGAGATACTTCTGGTCTTCAAAAAGCTTTAAAAAATGTTAACTCTGCCACTTCTAGCCTTACTAAAGAGCTAAAAGGAGTTAACTCTTTATTAAAGCTAGACCCATCTAATACAGAGTTAGTCTCTCAAAAACAGAAAATTTTGGCACAAAACATTAAAGAAACTAGTGATAAATTAGAGATATTAAAGCAGACACAAAAAGAAGCCGATGAAGCGATAAAAAATGGAACCAAAATTTCTGATGAAAATTATAGAAATCTACAAAGAGAAATAATAAATACAGAAAACAAATTAAAAGACTTAAAAGTAGAAGCTTCAAATTGGACGGTTGCCGGAAGAGCAATAGAAGAATATGGAGATAAAATTAAAAGTCTAGGAAACAAAATAGACGACATAGGAAATAAATTAACTACAAGGCTAACATTACCAATTGCAACAGGTTTTACTTTAATGGCTAAATCTGCAATAGAAAGTGAAACAGCTATACAGCAAGTTGACAAAATTTATGGTGAGGCAGCAGATACAATTAAAGATTTTGCGGAGAATACTGCACTTTCTTTTAACATGTCTTCCGCAGATGCTTATAAATACGCACAAATTTATGGAAATTTAATACAAACAATTACAGATGACCAGGCAGAAAATGCTAAATACACACAAGACCTGCTAAGAGCATCTTCTGTTATTGCTTCTGCGACAGGAAGGACAATGGAAGATGTTATGGACAGGATTAGAAGTGGTCTTTTAGGAAATACAGAAGCAATTGAGGATTTAGGCGTAAACGTAAATGTTGCGTTGTTGGAAACAACAGACGCTTTTAGACAATTTGCAGGAGATAAGAGTTGGAATCAACTTGACTTTCAAACACAGCAACAAATTAGATTGTTTGGTATTTTAGAGCAAACAACTAAAAAATATGGAGATGAAGTTAATCAAAATACAGCTTCTAGCATACAAAAGTTAACAGCTAAAACAAAAAATTTAACAAACGATTTAGGAAAAAAACTTCTTCCAACTGTAAATGATATTTTAGAAATTGCAAATGATTTGGTTGATAAATTTGCGGATTTAAGTGACGAAGAACAAGAGAACATTATTAAAATGGGATTAATGGTCGCAGCAGCTGGACCTCTGATAAAAATAGCTGGAACTGGAATAACACTTGCTGGAAAAGTAACAAAAGGAATAGGCTTGTTTAGCCAGGCAGTTGCAGTGGCTGCAAACAAAACAACTTCTACAAATCAATCTGTAAATAATTTGGCAAAAGGGCTGAAGTCTATAGTTAGCCCAGCTGGAATTGTTACAGGAACATTGACTGGTGTAGCTATTGCAGTCGAATTAATACATCAAAACATAGAAAAAGAATTGGAAAGCACTACAGAATTAATACAAAAATTAAATTCTGAAACAGAGGCGAGAAGAAGTTCTTTAGAAACGATTAGAGAACAAAGAGATGCTCAGCTGGCAGAAATTGACAATGTAGCAATATTAAAAAACGAATTAACCAAGCTTGTAGATGAAAATGGTAGAGTAAAAGAAGGATACGAAAGTAGGACACAATTTATACTAAATGAATTAAATGAAGCTTTGGGAACAGAATACGAGCTAAATAACAATATTATAGATTCGTATTCAGATATGTGTGATAGTATTGATGAATTAATTCTAAAAAAGAAAGCACAAATTATACTTGAAGCAAGTGAAGATGAATATAGAGAAGCCATTCAGAATAAGACAAAAGCCATGGAGAATTATCTTGATACTCAGGATGAATTGAGTGAAGCCACTGCGGAATATAACAAACTTTTAGAAGACAGAAGCAAAGGTTGGATTGGTTCTGAATATAGCTTAGTAGAAGGAAGTTTAAGGTTAAAAGAATATGGAGAAAAAATTAAAGAATTAAATTCTTCACTTGGAGAGCAAGAACAACTTTTAGTTGATTATAATAATAATATTGCTTCCTATGAAGAAAAAAGCCAGCTTATGCTTGAGGGCGGAATAGAGAATTATAAAAAAATTGAAGCATCTGTTGGAAAAACGCAAGCTACTATAACACAAAATGCAAATGAAGAATTAAATAAACGTATACAGAATCAAATTATTGCCAATAATGAAATGCAAAGATTGTATGGTTTAGAAGTTAAAATGAATCAAAA